ACCCTGCTCCATGGTCTGCTGGAACTCCGGGTCGGCAGCGAGCTGCGGGTTCTGCTGAGCAGCCTGCTGCATCTGCTGCATCTGCTGCATCTGCGCGAGCTGCAGCTCGATGGGGCTGAGCTGCTTCATCTTGGTGTTCTCGCGCTGCGCCTTGCGCTCCGCGACCTGGATGTCGTCCATCACACGCTGGAATCCGTTGACGTCCAGCATCTTCATCAGTGTGGGCTGGTCGATGGCCTGGATCGAGAAGAGATCCATAGCGAAGGCGCGGGTAGCCGCCTGCGAGTTCGGGGCGGAAGAGTTCGCCTCCACTCGAAGATCTGTTCCGTTCGCCAGATCCATTCCCGACAGCTCGAGCGTGTCGAAGGCTCCATCGGCACCCACCGTCTTGATCTTGCGGGGCAGGTCGACGTACTGGACGAACAGACCGATGGTCTGCTTGGCGATCTTCTCGTAGCCCGCCTCGATGTCCTGGAACTGCGGGGTGAAGTAGCTGTTGGCCGTCTCGGTCAGGTAGCTGATCGCGGTACCGGCCGACACGCCGGGAGGGGCGTTGCCCGTCGCCAGGTCGCTCGTGCCCGCGATCTCGTCCCAGTCCTGCTTGATCCGGTCCTGCTGCTCGAGCATGTACGTCGGGAGCTGCGGCATCTGCATCGGCATCGGCGGGGCGAAGCCCTGCTTGTACTGGATGACCAGGCCGGGCTCGTTCGTGATCTTCGAGGGCACGATCGACCCCTGCGGGGCGATGAGCTGGGGCCGGGCCATCTTCCGCGCGGCCTCGCCGATGTCCGTGCGCAGCTCGTTGTACTCGCGCTGGAGCTGGTTGAGGTCGTTCAGCGGCGAGTCGGCGTAGAAGCCGCCCGTCTCGAGGAATCGGAAGTGCGTGATCGGGTACTGGCCGTGCTGGTACGGCATCCCGTCGGGGTAGAGCGCGAGCAGGGTGTCCTCGACGATGATGGCGAGCCCGCCGTTGGGCATCATCGGGTGCGCGCCCGGCTTGAGCCACATCTCGTAGAGGATGACGCTGTCGGGGTTCTTCTGCTGCTGCAGGTTGAGGTACGCGCCCTGGATCAGCTCGTCGGAGCGCGAGGTGGGCGCGAGCTTCACGCCACCGAGCTCGTCAGCCCAGAACGTCTCCATCCACTGCACCGTCTTGGTGTAGGCGTTGATGATGTACGGCTGATCCTCGATCTCCTGCTCGCGGAGGTCGGGCACGTAGACGTGGAACGGCGTCACGGAGTTGAACCGGATGTCGCCGAGGCCGTTGCAGGCCTTGGTGTCCCACGAGGTCTTCGTGAAGCCGTTGCCGGTGAGGATGTCCCACCAGGCGGTCTTGTTGAACTCCCTACGCAGGTGCTGGGTGCTCGAGACCGACTCCCACGCCGCCTGGGCCACGTAGGCACCACGCACATCCTGGTCGTCGCCCGTCCCAGGCACCGCCTGGATCTCCGGCTCGTTGGAAGTGAGCTTCGACAGCGCCCAGCGCACGTACGATCGCGTCAAGTTCACGGAGCGTCGGCGCTGGTACCGGGGGGCGCGCTGGCGAACCAGCTTCTCGTCGAGGCCAAGTGGAGCATTCCCCGCCAGCGGCCGCACCCACTGGTTCCCCAGAGCCATGCTCATGTTCACGTACCACTGCAGCTCCTTCGGCTTGCGAGCGGTCTTGGCCTTGTCGTGCTCAGAGCGCACCCAGGCCACGAACTTCCGACCTTCGTCGGTGTTGCGGAACTTCTTGACGTCGAGCTGCTGCTCCTGGGGGAGCTGCGTGGGGATCGGACCGACGGACTCAGCCGAGGTCGCGGAGGGCCCCATAGGCGATGCTGCTGAGGGCATCGTCATCGTCATACGAGTCCTCCACCTTGGTCACATCGCCGCCACGCGCGGCGATACGTGCCATCTCGCCCTCGTCAGAGGGGTCGAAGTCGAGGTCACTGTACTGCGACGGTACCGCCATCGCTTGGATTGACTGATACGCCAGCGGGTCGCTTGCTGCGACCAGCGCCTGCGCCTTCTCCAGCAGGGAGACCAACGAGGAATGGGTTGTCTGGTGAGCTCGGGAGAGGTCCGACAGCGCCTGCCTCCAGGTCCGCACCACCAGCCACACCAGCATCGCTGCGATGAGGAAGACGATCAGCAAGATCCCGCAGAAGATCGAAAAGCTGAGTGTCGTCACGCTGGTTCTCCTTGAGCCCGTCTTCGTAGCCCTGCTTGTACGAGCGGCCCTCGTACTCGCCCAGGTCCGTCTGGATCTGGCGCACCAGGCTCTGGTATTCGTCGAAGAGACCCGCCTGGTCGGCCATCTCCCGGATCGCCGCCACCGACAGGTACACGCGACCGCGGAACGGCGGCCGCCCGTCGAGGCCGATGTCGAGCCGGGTGTCGATGAAGGGGCCGTCGACAGCGCGCGTGACGAGGCACTCGCCCGGCGACCGCAGCGGAAGATCCACCTTCTGGAACCGGGATGCCTCGTTCGCTACCACTCCGCCAACTCCTCTGTGAGCACATCGGGTGCTTCGTACACCTCGCGCTGCCATCGTGGCTCCCCTGCCACGTCCTGTGCGAGCTCGACCCCGTCATCCATGAGCTTCGCCATGAAGTCGGCGTAGCCCAGTGTGACAGGGTCGGGGCGCTCCATACCAGACAAGTCTGGGCGAAGGTCCGGCATGAGCGTAGCGAAATACTTGGCCGAGTCAAAGGCGTGGTCGTTGCGCTTGTGGACCTCCTCCTGCTTGTTGGAGTCGTAGGCCTTCTTCTCGCTCTCGTACGCCTTCCACCTGAGCTTCTTCAGCTCACGGATGAGGTTCACGCAGTTCGGTGAGATCATCCAGTACGGCCGGTTCTCGCCCCACGGCGAGTCGGGCCGCAGCTTGAAGTACGCCTGCATCTTCTCGATGCCGATGGTGGGCTCCTTCGGCACGCCCTCGACACCGATGTGGACGCCGCTCTCCCCGTACGCCTGCAGGATGGTGGTGCCGGTCACGCCGTTGTGCTGGCCCATCGCGGGATCCCCGGTGCGGATCTCGGGCTCCTTGCCCCAGGAGGCCTCGCGCGCGAGGACGATCGCTGCGTGCTCGGCCACGGTCATCCGGGACTCGTAGTGCTCCGCGAAGGTGAGGATCCGGCCGTTCGGGGCCACGGCGTGCCAGAGCCACGCGGTCGGGTTGTTCCAACCGTGGTCGGTGGACGTGTACCAGGCCCAGCTCTTCGGCGGCATGATGGGCTCCTCGAGCACATGCGTGTCGATCGAGAAGTTCGGGAACACCAGGCCGGTCTTGGCGACGAAGGAGCCCTCCTCGCGGATCATCCGCTCCTCCCTCGACATGCCCATCATGTAGAAGTCGCGGTCCTCCTTCGGCGTCTGCAGGTAGGGGTTGTCCTCCATCCGCAGCGTGAAGGTGTCCACCTCGCCGTCCGGGTTCTCCTTGGCGGGCTCCCAGAGGTAGTCGTAGGTCCAGCTCATGCCCTGGACGGGCGTAGCAGCGATGACCCAGTGCCCGTGGTAGTCGATCAGACGCATCATGAGCTCGTTGAACTTGTCGTTCGGCGGCTCCTCGTCGAAGTAGATCATGTGCCGGGGCACACCACCGAGCTTGTCGTTCTCCATGCCCCAGGTGACGAAGTCGATGGTCGACCCGTTCTCGAAGGTGAGCACGTTGGCGTTGGAGTCCCAGGCCCGGTTCCAGGTGCCGCCCTTGAGCGCGCTCGAGGGCACCCAGCGCTGGAACTTGGGCACCATGATCTGCTTGATGCCCTTCTCGACGTCGACCACCAGGAAGCGGATCTGGATGGGCCCGTCGCCCCACTCCTTCGGCCGCACACGGAACGGGTGCTCGTTCATCGCGTGCAGGGTCGCGTCGATCACCGCGGCGTCGGTCTTGCCACCACGGTTCGAGCCCGCGATGTAGCGGCCGGGCTTCTGCGATCGGAAGAAGCGGTCCTGCTCGGGGTAGGGCTTCTCCTGGAAGTTGAAGATGTTCGGGCGCTCGATGGAGCTCTTGAGCTCGGTCGCGGCGAGCTCGAGCAGCTTCGGGAGATCCCACTCCTCCCGGCGCATGTTCGGCACTACGGCCCCGTGGCGGTCACGTTCAGCCCGACCGCCTGGAGCGCGGCCTCGAGCGACTGGTAGTAGGCCGCGGTGCCGCGTGTCCCCGACACGGTGAAGCCGTCGAAGAGGAAGGGGCTGTCGCCACCGTCGTGCTTGTGGGTGCCCGGGGCGGCCTGGCCGTCGCCGGGGCCGAGGGTGTGGTGCAGCGCGGCGTCACCCGAGTCGGTGTCCGCGAACTTGTGGAAGAACTTCACCTGCAGCGGCGGGGGCGTGGGGAACTGGCCGTCGGCCTTGCCGGTGCCCTCGTGATGCGAGTGCGTCGACAGGGGGATCTTGCCGGTCTTCTCCTGGCCGCCGTCGGCTCCGTGCGCGGGAGCCTTGCCCTTCCCCTGCGGGGCCGCCGGGCCAGCCATCAGCGCCTCACGTTGGCAGCAGCGAGGCCGCCGACAGGGATGCCGAGGTAGGCGATGATCGCGTTCGCGGCGGTGGCCCAGGTCGGCAGGGCGACGCTGACGGAGGCGAAGCCGACGATGATGCCGCCGATCGCCAGCAGCGCGAGCACGTAGACCGCGTACACGTACTGACGGATCCGAGGGCTCGAGATGACGACGCCGAGGTCGTTGATGGTCGGCTCTGCGTGGGTCACTTGACTCTCACCTTCTGGCCTGCGTAGATCAGGTTCTCGTTCGTGATGCTGGGGTTCAGGACGAGAAGATGCTGCACCGTGGTGTGGTACTTGGCCGCGATGCCGGAGAGCGTGTCGCCGGACGACACCGTGCGGAACACCTGCGGATCCGGCTGCGGAGCGGGCTGGTTGACCGGCTTCGGCGCGGGCGCGAGGAACACGCTCTGCTGGCCCCAGTTGCTGCTCACGTTGAAGTGGCAGTAGTCCACGGTGCCGGATCCGAGCTGGTGGCCGTTGCTGTACTGCAGCACGTCGAGCTGCGGCAGCACGAGACCGTTGCTCCAGGCGTAGGTCTGCCACTTCTTGGCGAGGACGCCCTGCTTCGTCAGGTACGACAGCACGTCGTAGTGGCCGTAGCCCCCGGTGCGGCGCTGGCTGATGACGCTGTTCACGCCCCGGAAGTACAGGTAGGCCGTGTGGTAGTCCGCGGGCTGGATGGGGAAGTCGATGGCGAAGTACAGCGGCCGCCGGTTGCCCGGACCCTTGAGCTGGTTCAGGTTGTGCTGCGCGCGCGTGGCATCCTGCACGCCCTGGACGTAGCCGCCGAGCACGGCCTCGGTGCCGATCTCCCAGACGAAGCCCTGGTCGATGCCATGCGCCGCGCGGTCGTCGTAGCGAGCCTGGGTGCAGCCCTTGTTGCCGGGGCCGGGGTCGGTGATGTAGTCCATGACCGCGGTGACGCCCGCGGCCTTGAGCTCAGCACCGGTCGGCCAGGCGTAGGAGGCGTCGCATCCGAAGCGGGAGATGTTGCTCATCAGGTCCCAATCGCAATCCAGTTGACAGCGGTGTCGGTGGTGTCCGCCCGCTCGTAGTAGATGACACAGCCGGTGGGCGAGGACGACTGGATGCCCGCGTGCATCTCGGTCCGGTTCGCGCTGCGGACCCCGAGGGCGATGTGCGGGTCGGTGGTGAACTTGGTGGCGAAGTTCACGACGGCGGTGCCGTCGAACGACACCCCGTTGGCGTAGGTATGCACCGTGACCGTGCCGTGGTCGAACTTGATGCCGTTCTTGCTGTAGTAGGCCGAGTCGAGCTTGCCGCCGGTCAGCAGTTGGGTCTGCGTGAAGTACCTGTTGTCCAGCGCGCCGCCGGTCAACTGCTGCTGGGTGAAGTAGTTGCTGGTCAGCCCCGCGGCCTGCAGGTACTTGGGGAGCGCGACCACCCACGCCGTGCCGTTCCACCGCTCATAGGTGTCGAGGGTGGTGTTCAGGCCGATCTGACCGACGAACGGCTGGCCCGGGCGTGTCGGCGTCGACCAGTAGCCCAGGCCCACGGCCTTGTCGAGCAGGTCGAAGTTGCCGTTGATCTTGTCGATGTCGACGGGCTCGTCCGGCGTGATCTGGCCCGTGGAGCCGCCGCCAGCCTTGTAGAGCCCCAGCACGGTGGTGTAGGCAGGCATGGCCGCATGGTAGGGCTCAGTCGGTCAGTTCCTCCGGCGACACGTTGAGCGCGGTCAAAGTGAGCTGCACGTCGGCGAGGATGGCCATGCGGGTCGGAGTGTCGCAGTGCCGCTGCACGGCTTGCACGAGCGTCATCACGACCTGCTTCACGTCCGCGAGCTCGTTGGCCTTCGGGGACTCGCCGGTCTTGTCGAAGACCATCTCGATGGCGCGCACGTCGCCGGACTCGGCCTTGCCGACCAGGCGCGCGCGGATCGCGGGCAGCGCGTCGTTGTAGAGCGCCTTGCTCTGTTCCTCGAGCGCCTTGGCGAACGGCTTGTACTTGCGCCAGTTCGAGTAGACGGCGCTCGTGATGCCGAACTCCTTCAGCTTCTGCGCCATGCTCCGCTTGTCGTAGGGGTCGGCCAGCTTCAGCAGGAAGGCGTGCTGGAGGCTCGACAGCCCCATGTTCTCGCCGGGCTCGATGCCGCGGAGGATGAGCGCCTGCTTGAACTCGTTGGTCTGCAGCAGCTCCCCTACGGTGTCCTTATGGATCCGGGGCCAGAGCGCATGAGTCTCATCGAGGGATGGCAACCGACCGAGCTGCCGATACCCGGTGTTGAACGCCGCGAGCACGTTGCGGAAGGCGATCGGATTGTAGCCTTCGGGCACGACGACTGGCTGGTAGTCGCCGTCCGGCGTCTTGACGGAGACACCCTCCTCATTGACCTTGAACGCGGTCAGGCTTGAGGCGTCTGCTGCCATTGCTCGGCTCTCTCCATCTCGTCGATGTACGGGTAGCCAGCATCCTGCAGGGCTTCACGAATGACGAGCGGCATGACGCGCAGCTTGCCTGACCTGTAGTTGTGCAGGGCCGCGGTGGGGACGCAGAGCGCCTTGCAGAACCGGTCAGGCTTCTCAAACGCGCCGACGAGCTGCTCGAAGGTGATGCTGCCCCAAGTGGAGAGATCGTACCGTTGGCGCTGCCTGCGCTGCCAGGTGCGCATCGCGCCGTCCAAGCTGGCGTCCCCGTACTCGGTCATCAGGACCGAGAGTGCCCCAACACCTGCGTTGCGGCAGGCGCGCGCGAGCGCCATGTTGGCTCGTTGGGGCACCGTCTCGTACAGTCCCGCCTCGATGTTCACGAGGGCGGTGACGCTCACGCCTGCCCGCTGGGCCAGGTCCTTCTGCTGGACACCAGCGAGCAGGCGGAGTCGCTTGAACGGTGACTCGTCGGTCACAGCCCCAGGTCGGTGATGATCTGGTCGAGGAGGCTGCGGAGCGCCACGAGCTCGTGCTCCTCGAAGGTCACCACCTCCGGCCCGATCCAGCCGATGTGCTGCAGGCCCCAGGTCAGCCCCTGCTTGCGGAAGATGTGGTGGTCGTTCGCATAGGTGGTGACCGGAGTCGGGTTCGACAGGTTGGGAGCGACCTCCTCGTGCAGGATGTCCTCCTCGCCCGCGCTCTTGATGAGCTGGTCGTAGATGGGCGTGTCAGAAGCCGGGGAGCTCGCCGGGGCCCCAGGCGTGGAGGAAGTGTCGGAGGACACGCTCGGCTGCGTCTCGCTCGATGCCGTACCGGTGTCCGATGGCTGCGAGGAGACGGTCGACGAAGGGTCCGGGACACCACCACCCGTGA